GGTTGCACCGCAAACCTGCAAACCCGCAAACCGGCGCAAACCTCGGTTTGCGGTCTGACGGTAGCGGGGTTCTGCGGCTCTGCCGCCCGCTCTAGCAGGGGCGCAGGGAGGACCCGTAGACCCTGTGGGTCTACGTCGGACCTCGTGGGTCGCCATCGCGTCCGAAGCGTGCTGCTTCAGGACGCATGACCACCGTGGCACAAAAGATACCCTGCAATCGGGGGAAGTATTTCATCGATTTTCGTGGGGTTTTACGATCCAACGCGCGCGCTTGCGTTCGATTGCTTCACGTCGCGTCACGCTGCGCAATCGCATCCACGATGCGCGGCGGCTGGCCGTTGAGCTGCACTACGATCAGCGTGAGCGCGTGCCGCCAGCGTCGCCACGCGGTGGGCTTGGAGCAGTGGTGCGCTGCGCAGATCGCGCGCCACGGCACGTAGCGGGCGCGTGCCCACACCAGCTTGCGTTGCTCCACGCTCAGCCATTGCAGCCACTGCGTGGTCTCGGCCAGGCGATCGACCGCCGCAGGCGTCGCCGGGAAGCGCAGCACGATCCGCTCGTCCGCGTAGCCCTCCCACGACTGGCGTGCGATCTCGGGCCACAGGCTGACGTAGCCGGCGACCCGCGCCGCGGGCAACCGGAACGACGTCGCCGCGGCTTCGTGGAAGCGGTGCTCGACCTCGTCGAACGTCCACACGGTCATGCCGAACGCTCCTGCGCGATGGCCCAATGCAGCAGGGCAAGCGCATCCGCTTCGTTGTCGTCGACCGGGGCATAGCCCCAGCCCCGCACCGCGGCGAGCATTGCGTCCTTGTTCGCGTTGCCCTTGCCGGTGGCGTGCTTCTTGATCGTACCCACGGGTACGCCCTGGTACGGGATCTGGCGTTGTTCGCACCAGGCCGTGAGCTGGCCAAGGAAACCGCCGTAGGCGTGCGCCGCGTCCGTGGACGCATGCCGGCGCACTTCCTCGAACGCGAGCTGGTGCAGTCCGCCCGAGAGCGTCTGCAGTTCGTCGAGCCAACGCACGAAGCGCAGGAAGCGCATGCCGCCGCCCTCGAAGCGTTGCGGCTTGAAGGAGTGGGTGCCGCTCACGATACGGCGATCGGGGGTGCGCAGTGCCCAGCCGGTGGTGGTGCCCAGGTCCAGGGCGAGAAGTGTCTGGGTCATCGTCAGGTTTCCATTGAGGGATGCCTGACACAGCCGACGCTGTTCGTGGTTCCTCCCTATACGTGCGTGTGCGCGCACGCGTGGGCGTAAATCATGAACTGCGTCGGCTGCGTCGGGCGGGTTAATCGGGATCGGCATAAGGCGTGTATCCAGACCTGGGCACGACCTTCGCGCCGATCCCCTGGAAGCCCCGCACGCCAAGCGGGTTACGCCACTTTTCGATGCCGCGTGCCACGAGCAGGTCCGAGAAGCGGCGCTGCGAGCCGACGAATTCGCCCGCCGCTTCGGCCCACGCCTTCCAGTCGTTGAACAATTCGCCGGTCAGTGCCTTGGCGTTGACCTCGCGCACGCAGCGCTCGTCGATCCACCGCCCGAGCGCGTCTTCGGCCTCGAAATACTCCTCGGTCGCCGAGACCACGCTGGCGGGCGGTTGCAGCCCCGTGCGCTGCCATTGCAGGCACCCGGTCAGCGCCCAAGCGAGGATGCCGTCGCGCTCGGCCAGCAACTTTTCGGTGAGTGCCGGATCCCGACGCGCGGGCGGGATCGTCACCGTGAACGGGATCAGGTGCATGCGCCGCTTCATCGCCTCGTCGACGTTGCGGATGGCGGGCTTGTGGTTGCCGGCGATCACCAACTTGAACTGCGGCGTGTACTCGAAGAAGTCCTGGCGCATGAAGCGTGCCGAGACCTTGTCGCCGCCAGTGATCGCCTTGACCTTCGACTCGTTCCAGCGTCGGCCCTGCTCGGTCTCGACCGAGGCCACGAAGCGCGCGCCGCGCAGACCCGCGAGATCCGTCGGATGGCGGTCGCCGCGCGCCTCCATGAACGTGTCCATCGGCGCATTGGTCGCGTAGTCGCCGAGGAGCGTCGCCAGCACGTTCACGAATACCGACTTGCCGTTGGCGCCGGTCCCGTACAGGAAGAACAGCGCATGCGCGCTGGTCGCGCCGGTGAGGCAGTAGCCGGCCATCCGCTGCAGGTACGCCTGGAGATCGGCATCGCCGCCAGTGACATCGCCGAGGAACGCCCGCCAGCGGGCGCAGTCGCCGCGTGGCGTGGCGGTCGCCAGGCGTGTGTGGTGCTCGCTGCGGTCGTGCGGGCGGAGCCGGCCGCTGCGCAGATCGACGATGCCGCTGGGCGTGTTCAGCGCGTACTGATTCGCGTCCCAGACCTCCGCCGTGGCCGCATGCCGACGATCGGTGCGGGCCAGCCGCTCCACCCCGCCCACCGTGCCGCTGGCGGCCAGTTTGGCGGCAAGCCGGTGCGAGTCAGCCTTGAGCGCCGCTTCGCGACACACAGCGCGCACCAGGTGCTGGACCAGGAGCGTCTCGTCGGCCTGCCAGCGGCGCCCCTCCCACAGCAGCCACTTGCCCCAGGCCGCGCAGTAGCGCCAGTCCTCGGCGTAGCGGGTGGTGAAGGACAGCGCAAGCGCATCGTCGGTCGCCCAGACCGAGGCCTCCTGCGTCGGCGTCGCGGTCGCGGGCTTGATGCACATGCGCGGGCCGCTGGCGATGAAGCCGGCGACGTCGAAGCCTTCCGCCAACGCATCGGCCGCATCCCAACCTTCCGGTTTCTCGTCGGGTGGCAGCAGGATGTCGCAGGACGTTGCGCCGATCGCGAGCGCGGCCTGCGCCGCGGCCGTCGCGTACTCCCAGCCCGGCACGTCTTTGTCCGGCCACAGCAACAGCGCCTTGCCGGCCAGCGGCGACCAGTCGGTCTTGTCGACCGGCGCATTCGCGCCGTGCATCGCGGTCGTCGCGACGATGCCGGCGTCGATCAGCGCCTGCGCGCACTTCTCGCCTTCGACCAGGACCACCGTGTCCGCGGTCGCGATGCCCGGCTGGTGGTACAGCGGACGCGGCTCCGGCGGCGCCATCTTGCGACGCTTGGCATCCCACGGCCGGAATTCCTTCTTGCCGCCGGGCGGGTCGTAGCGGTAGACCACCGCGATCAACTGGCCGTCGGCGTCGAGGTAATCCCACTTCGCGGTCGCCGGGCCGAGGTCGTCCATCGGCGGGGTCTTTTTCGGCTTCGTGATCGGTATCGCGGACGCACGTCCGAGCAAGCGACCTGCCTCCTCCAGCACGCTCGGAAACTCTGCGTGTACATCGATGCGGAAGTGCGCCGCGACCAGGTCGAAGATGTCGCCGCCGTTGCCGTCGGCGCGGTCGGTCCACAGACCCGCTTTCTCGCCGGTCAGCACGACCTCGAGGCTGTCGCCGGGGCTGCCCAGCGCGTCGCCGATGACGAACTTGCCGCGGCGCGCCTTGCCGGCCGGAAACAGCGTCGTCAGCACCGCCTCCAGACGTGCGATCAGCTCGACGCGGATCGCCTCGCGTGAGTCGTCCTGCGGAAGCGCGGGCGTAGCAGGCTCGGCATCGTTGAAGTCGAGCCAGTCATTCGCCATCGATGCTCTCCCTCGCAGGCGCGATGACGGTCGCGTTGCGATCACGCCACCGCTCCAGTTCACCGATTCGGAACCGGACCAGATGGCCGATCCGGTAGTGCGGCACGCCGCGCGCGCGGCGCTGGGCCTTGTTGTTGAGCCACTGCATCGGGATGCACAGCGCTTGGTGCGCGGCGCGCGCAGCGACCATCGGCTCGTTGAAATCGAGGGGAACATCGGGGGTCATGCGGATCTCCAGCAGCGGTCCTGCCATGCGCAGAAGCGGCACTCGAAATGGGTGGGATCGGAGAGGCTTCGTGGCAGCAGCTCGCCGGCATCGGTGGCGAGCACGATCTGCACCGCTCGGTCGGACATGCGCTGCGCAAGCTGGCCATCGAAAGGCACGCGCTCGGCGTACAGTTCCATCGTGTCGGCGTTGATCGCGGTGAACAGCGCCGGGTGCGCGTGCAGGTCGAGGTACGCCTGATACATCGCAACCTGCGCGGCGTAGACGGGCTTGGCGACGGCGAGCCGGTGCTTTTCCAACTCGCGCCAAGCCTTGGCTCCGAGAAACTTGCACTCCCAGAGCGCCGGGTAGTCGTAGCCCTCGGGACCGGCGACGAAGACGCCGTCGACGTGACCGCGCAATCGACCGTCGAGCGCGGCGAAGCCGAACTGCGTGCCGTCGTCCTGGCGCGTGCGCAGATCGAAGCCTGCGCCGCGCAGCCACGCGACCATGCGCTCCTCCAGCACGTGCCCACGCTCGAAGATGCGCAGCATGCGGCCGTCGGTGTCGCGCCCCGGATCGACCGGCGCGTCGGCGTACTCGTACTGCAGCGCGCGCGAGCATTCGACGCCCAGGCGCGACGCGCCGAGGTAAGTGCGTCTGGGCTCGGCCGCGCGCGCCTGCTGCAGGCCGATATCGATCAGCGCTTCGAGGCGTCCTGACTCGGTCGACGATGAGTTGAAATCCAGCATCGGTCGACCTCAGAACGGGATGTCGCTGTCTTCGAAATCGTCCAGCGGCGGCAGCCCGCGCAGCGCGCGCGATTGCTGTTGCTGCTGGCGTTCGTAGGCGTGGATCACGGCGTCGATGACGTGCAGCGCCTGTCGCTGGGAGTACTGCGCCAGCGGCACGGCGAAGCCGACGGCGTCGGCGGCGTTTCCGAGCGCGAGCAGACAGGCGCGCTGGGCATCGGGGGACAAGGGCAGAGTCACGGGAACAAGCTCCTCCAACGCCGCCGGCTGGTGCCGGCGGCGGGTGTCGTAGAGTTGGTGGAAAGCGTCCTGGCAGCGCGTCGAGCAGAACGCCCAGCGGTGCGGGTAACGCCGTGGATCGTCGGGCGGGTGTCTCAGGTCAAGGTGACCGAACCCACGCGCCGGTTGGCCGCAGGCCCAGCACCGCACGTGCGCGCCTTACTGCGCCCACGTCGGGCGGCCGGTGGGCGTCGCGGGTGCGCCGGGGGTCGCCTGTGCCGGCACGCGCGCGGCGGCCCCGGCGGCCGGCGGTGCGCCCGGCGAATAGTCGGGCTGGCCGGGCTCCACTGCCTGTTTGATGATGTTCCGCAATTCATCGCGGCCGTCGCGCTCGACGTCGATCTTCGCGACGAAGGCGATGCCCTCAAGTTCGTGGAATCCCTGAATCCGGCGCGCGGCGGCGGCCTGCGGGCTGTTGTCCTCCGGCCGCACGTTGCGCGCGGAGTTGAGGATGGCACGCAGCAGACTGCGGCCCATGCCCGCCCACGTCGGTCCCTTGCTGCTGTGCAGTCCGATGTTCGACCACAGCTTGCGCTTGGCGAACGGGCCTTCCAGCACCACGAACTCGCAGGCGAGATACACCGCGCCGGTCTCGTCGCTGCGTGTCGCCCAGCCGCCGGTCCAGCCCTGCTGCGGATCGTTGTAGCCGCCGGGCTTGATCGTCATCCGCACCCAGGCGACGGAGCCCTTGGGAATGAGGTCGAAGCTCTGCTGCTGTTCCGCGTCGTTGAAATCGTTCCAGACGGTCATGGGGTCTCCTGCGCGGCAATGGCCGGCGCGTGCGAAGTTGTGGTCGTGGTCACGGGGCGCGTGAAGTCGAGCCGCTCGAGCGCGGGGCGCGCGCTGCCGGCGATCTTCTGCATCAGGCGGCCGAGGTGTGGCTCCTCGATCAGATCGAGGCGACCGGAACGGTCCTTGGCCGGGTAGCCCCACGGGTTGAGGGTCTGGCAGACGAAGGCGCGGTACGCCGTGCCGTCGTCAGCGGCGATCTCGGTCATTGTCACGACTTCATCGACGATGCCCGGCAGTTCGAGGCCGGTCTTGCTGCCGTCGATCTGCAGTTGCAGGAGGCGGCGACCGAAGTCGTCGATCTTCTCCTCGAGGATGCCGACGAACCACACGCTCTTGCCGCGGGTGTGCTGCAGGTGCGTCAGCCACGCGATCATTTCCTGACCCATGAGGCCGTAGGCGCCGCGCATGTCCGGCTTGCCGGTCTTGTCGGAGTACGCCTGCGGCTGGCCCTTGCTCCACTGCAGGCACAGCCGGCCGGCGACGGTGATCGAGTCGACGAACAGCGTGTGGTACTTGGCGAGCTGCGCGGGATCGCCGTAGCGCGCGCAGGCAGCGTCGTAATGCGCCTGGCTGTAGGCCTGGTCGTCGCGCAGCGCCGGGTTCGGGCCACCGATGAACACCGCCAGGTCGCGGCACTCGCTCCAGGTCCGCGGGCGCAGGCTGTCGCCGGCCCAATCCTCGACCGCGAGATCGCCCGCCTCCAGATCGAGGAACAGGGTCGAGCCCGCGTCGAGCGTCCACAACTGCGAGGTCTTGCCGATGCCGGATTTGCCGATCAGCACGCCCTTCACGCCGCGGCGTTCGGACATGCGCTGGTCGGCGCCGATGATGGGGAGCGTCATGTCAGGCCTCCTCACTCGGGGTCAGCCGATACGTCGGCTTGCCGGGCTTCACTGTGCGCGCGGCCTCGAACTGCGAGCGCAACGTCGATGGCCAGTTCTGGAAGCGCGATTCGGAGATGCTGTAGCTCACGTCGATGAATTCCTCGACGGACTCGCCCGCGGCGTCGATGCGCTTGGCGATCGTCGCCAGTTGCGTCTGGTCCCAGGTCACGCGCTTGGACACATCCACGCTCAGGCGGATCTCGCCGTCGGCGATA